CAAAAATACAACATACCAGTAGGTTTGGGTGATTTGGCAGAAAGCCGTATGGTGCAAGCTGGTAGGTCTATATTAAAAGACACGCCCATCACTGGCGGCATGGCAGCAACCGCGCAAGAAGCAAAACAGGAAGCATTTAATAGGGCTGTTGGACAAACATTTGGAGCAAACGCGCCTAAACTTACTTTAGATGTTATAGACGATGCCAAAAAAACATTAGGCAATAAATTTGACGAGATTTGGAACAACAATAATTTAGTTGTTGCCCCAAACATGCTTCAAACAATTGAAAACGTAAAAAAACAAGCTCAAAAATTGCCAAAAAACGAAGCTGGCGCGGTTTTGCGTGAAATAGATGATTTGTATTCAAAAATAGTGCCCGACGCAAGCGGAAATTCAATTATTCCCGGTGATGTTGCTAATAAATTTCAATCTTATTTGAGACGTAGGGCAGAATCTTTCCCGGCGCTTTCTGATGAATTTACTAAGCTGAGAAGGTCTATTATTGACACTTTTAATGATTCAGTAAAGCCAGAAGATGCGGCAGCGCTTACCATAAACAGAAGCCAATACAAAGCATTCAAAACGGTTGAACCTTTAATCAGAAATGCAGAATTAGGTATTGCTGGCAGAGAAGCTGGCGACATACCGGCGGCATTGTTACCGCAAGCAGTAAATAGGTCTTATGGCGACTTAAGAAATGTGCCGCTTGCCGAATTATCTAAACTTGGCTCTAGGGTTTTAGTAGATAGAACGCCACAAACAGGCGGTTCAATGAGGGCATTGATGCAATTGGGTGCTTTAGGTGGTTCAGCTATGGCTGGACTTCCCGGACTTGCAGTTGCCGCTCCCAGTGTTGTTGGGATACAGGAATTATTGAGAAACCCACGACTGGCAAATGCGGTAATGAGACCCGGAAGCGGCGCGCCGAATCAATTACTAATTGACCTTTTACGCGCTGGTCAATTAAGCGCACCCGTTATTGCCGCCCAGTAAATGAACGCCAAAACTGATATATGAAAGCGCAAATGGCAAAGAAAATGAGCTTGATGATTAAAAAGTCAATAAAATCCATAGGCGTATTGTAAAGGAAAGCAAGATGGCACGTAACGGTAGTGGAACCTATAACCTACTTACAAATAGCTGGAACCCGGCGACGAACGGTGTTTCTGCTACGGCTGTTGACTGGCAAAACCTAATCAATGACGTAGCCGCAGCACTTACTCAATCTTTGAGTGCAGACGGTCAAACGCCCATAACGGGAAACCTAAATGCTGGCAACAACAAAATAACCGGATTGGCAGCGGGGTCTGCGACGGGTGATTCACTACGTTGGGAACAGCTTTTCAGCCAAGGACAGCCTGCTAACTTGGCGAGTGCCGCCACTACGGACATTGGCGCACAAAATACGGTACTACTCAACATTACCGGAACCACGACAATTACAAGTTTCGGGACGAACTACAACGGGCCACGTTACGTTAGATTTGACGGAGTTCTGACCCTTACCCACAACGCGACAACTCTGATATTACCGGGTGGAGCAAATATAACCACGGCGGCGGGTGATAGTGCAATTGTAGTACCGAATGGAACGCCTGCTAATGGGTGGCGAGTAGTGGGGTATCAAAGAAATAGCGGGTCACTTTTTGCTTCTGGCGCTGGACAAACTACCGCAGCCTTAACGGATGCAGGGTTGAGGGGCGCAACATTAAGACTTTCTGATACCGGAAACTCAGTTGGAGCTGGCGGCGCTATTTTGTTTGCAAATGCGCAAAGTGATGCAGCCAATTCAGTAGGGTATGCCGCTATTAAAGGTTTATTAAGTGATGGCGGTAATAATACAAGTGGTGGAATAGCTTTTTCCACACGTAACGCAACAAGCGACATAGCATTAACTACGCGCATGACTATGAACCCTGACGGAAGTTTTGGGATTGGTGTTGTTCCAAGTGCTGGGCGTTTGCATGTTAGCCAAGGAACAGGCACGGCAATTTTTGGAACTACTGGTGGTGCTGGTGGTTATGGTGGAAGTTTTGAAAATACGGACGGCGGTACTACTAAGTTTGTGCGAGCGGCTGGCGCTGGAAGCAATGGCGTTTTTTCTGCTGGTGTTGGAGCTAATAGTTTTATGTTCTTATCAACAAGCGGGGATAGGACTAGTGTTATACCTGGCGGAACAACTTTACTTCCTGAGTTTCAATGTCGTGCGTGGGTAAACTTTAGCGGAACTGGAACCGTAGCTATTCGCGCTTCTGGGAATGTTTCTAGCTTAACAGACAACGGGACAGGTGATTATACAGTTAATTTCACTACGTCAATGACTGACACGGATTATTGTGTGCTTGGAGCTACGCAACGTAACACATCAAATAATGCCACAGGCGTGCATATTAGTTGCAACACGCATTCGTCAGCTACTGCTAGAAGCACTGGGTCAGTTAGAGTGGTAACAAGCGTGGCCGCTTCTGGAGCAGAAGGTGGAACACCGATTGATTGTGAGGCTGTTTACGTTGCAATTTTCCGTTGAAAGAACAATATGAGCCAAGTGATTATCTACAAACAAGACAACAATGTATTGGCAATAGTGCGCCCCACTGAAGAAGCACTTGCTAAGTACGGTATTGAAGCCATTGCATTGAAAGACGTGCCGGAAGGCAAGCCGTTCAAAATAATTGACGCTGCTGATATTCCTACAGACCGCACAGACCGCGCTTTTTGGACATGCGACGACGAAGATTTAACGGACGGAGTTGGAGCTGCGTGGAGTACATTCCCGGAGGTTACGCAATGAGCATTGTAAAAATAGACAGAACTCTCAACCAGCCGCCACTTGCCGAAATCAAAGCAGCAAAGTGGGAAGCTATCAAAGCCGAGCGCGAGCGGCGGACATTGACTGGCGGCTATCAAGCTGGTGGTAAGTGGTTCCACTCTGACCTAATAAGCCGTAATCAGCAACTCGGCCTCAACGAAATAAACGGCTCGATTCCTCCAGGTATTATGTGGAGTACGATGGACGGGTCATCTATTGAAATGACTTGGGCTTTGGCGCAACAGATTTTAGCGGCTGCATTACAAAGTGATCGGGCTATATTTGACGCAGCAAGAGCGCACAAAGTAGCTATGGAAGCAAGCGCAGACCCGGCAAACTACGACTTTAGTGGCGGTTGGCCTTCAATGTACGGTGAATAATGAAGATCGCCTTTATCTACGGCAAAAAGCCAAGCAGCACACTGACCAAGATATTCACCGGGTCAAGTTGCTATCACGTAGGCTTCACTGACGGCGTGAAGTTTTGGGACATGCACCTAATCCGTAGGCGTAGATTGTGGTCTATTTACAACGACAAGAAAACCGTTTTAATCGAAGCGCCCGTATCTATAACCGCTGAATATCTTGACCACAAACTCGACACTGACGAAGCCAGATACGGAGTGATTGATTACATACTATTTGGTCTGAGACCTATTTACCATCTTTTCGGGAAAAGTACCCGTAATGCCGGGGGCGTGATTTGTTCTGAAATGGTTGTTGACGATTTGAATGCAAACGGCTGGCGTTACACTTTCAAGGAAGTGCCTAGTCCGGCAGATATAGAATTGGCATTGGGCGGTAAAAAAGATTTGATTGGGAATTGAAATGGAAACAATACAGCCGCCTAGAGTTAATTTGATACGCTACGAGGTGCCGCTAACCTGGTTGATTGGCGGGTGCGGCTGTATCGCGTCGGCCTTATTTTATGCAGGATGGCAGGCGGCAGACTTAAAAACGCAGTTAGAAAGCGCGGTGAGGTTAGGTAAAGAAGTCATGCAAAAACAGGAAGCCATGAATCAAGATTTGATGAATTTGAAAGTCAAAGATCAATTGATTGATGCAAAAATTTTGCAGCTCGAGCAACGTGTAGCGAAGGTGGAAAAATGACCTATTTGATTAGCTTTTTTATTGTCGCTAATGTTATGACACAACCCGTAGTGACTGTTCACGGCTCACAACAAACCTGCGAACTAGCCAAAGCAAAGCTCTTAAAAGACATGCCCAAAGAATACAAGCTAGTGGCTTCTTGCATCGACAGATGATAGTCACGCTCAAACGTGGACAGAGTACAGAGCAAGGCACGTTCGGACGTTTGTTGTTTGGCGGCAACACATTGCACACAATAGAATTGCCTTGGCGAGAAAATCAAAGGCGGGTAAGCTGCATACCCACTGGAGTTTACCAGTGCGCCTTAGTCAATAGCCCAAGATTTGGTCGGGTTTATGAGGTGAGAAATGTCCCAGGCAGAGACCATATCTTAATACATGCGTCGAATTTGGCGGGGGATGTGAATAAGGGATGGGTAACTCAATTACACGGCTGCATAGCCCCATGCGAGAGACTAGGCGCAATCAAGATACCCGATGGTCGCATGCAGAAAGCGGGGCTTGTTTCACGCCCTGCACTTAGAAAGCTGATGGATTGGGCTGGCGGTAAAAACTTTACACTGGAGGTGATATGTTAAGCGCAATTTTAGCTATTTTAGGGTCGAGCACGGTCGGTAGTTTGATTGGTGGCATATTTGCTTTCCTGAACAAAAAAGCCGACATTGAAATCAAAAAACTTGACCAAGCCCACGAGCTTGAGCTGAGAAAAGAAGACAGGGAACTAGCCAAAGTCGAGGCCGAGGGCAGGTTGCAGGTAGCAGTCGCAGAAGCCGAGGGAAGCATAGAATCGGCAAGAATGACGGCTATCGGACAAGCGCATGCAGCCGATAACCTGGACGCTGAGACGGTTAAAAGCGCGGGTGGTTGGGCGTGGTTGCTAATACTCACGGACGCTTTCCGGCGCATGATACGCCCTAGCCTGACGCTGTTATTGGTAGGCATGGCGCTATACCTGAACTGGCTGTTAGTCGAGAGACTAGGCGCGGGATGGGAAACCTTGAGCATTGACCAAAGATATGACGCTGCAATGCAGGCCTTTGCGTGGCTTACCGGGCAAGCTTCGGCTGTACTCGGTTACTGGTTTGTCAGTAGAGGGCAAAGCAAGTAAACTGACGTTGTTTCATCTCCTGGCTGGCCTGTCCAGCAATTCGCCCGGCCTAGTGCCGGGTTTTTTTTTGCCGTTTTAACCACAAAAAAGTGCTTGC